TTGACAACATCTTATCATAGGATAAAACTCTAATAAACTGTTAAAAGATTTATTCTTTTGGGGAGACTTCGGTCTCCCTTTTTTTTGTCTAAAAAAAAATGAAAAAAAGTGAAAATAACTGTTGACTTTTTAGTTTCTATGAGGTATAGTGATAATATAAGAAATAATAAATGAAAGGAAAAAATTATTATGAATTATTTAAACTCTGAAACAAAACGTAACGTTGACAAACTTATAGGTTTGCTTGACCCCGATAGTGGTGTATCAGTAACACGAAATGTGTATCCTGATATGATAAACCCTAAAAGTCATGTTACTCATGAGTATATACTTGAAACTATAAATCGTGATGCTAAACTAAGTAAACTTAGTACTAAAGATAAAAAATATCTTAGAAAAATAGTAGAAAGCGTTTATGGTGCCGTTGCATACATATACTAGAATTAGAAAGGAAATTATTATGGAATACGAAACTTACGAATATGTAGAAAACGAATTAACCTTTGAAGAACAGATTGAGGCATCAGTCAAAGAAGGAATAACATTAGGACTTTTCAAAGACCTTGATGGTGACCCTACTTTCGAAAAGGTCAGGGCAAAAGTTCAGGAAATAGAAGATGCCGTCAACGAAGATGAAGCAATGCTTGCAAGTCTTCTTTTTGCAGGAGGTGCGTAACAATGGCATTAGTATTAGGATACACTAAAGAAAAAGAGTTCGTACAAGAATGTTTCAATACTCGTTTAGAGTTCGAACACAGATACGAAGAACTCGTGGAGAAATTTGGTAGAATTGACTTTGAGTTTCTAAAGGAATATGAAGTCAGTGGTTACAACTCAAAACTTATAAAAGAAATGAATACAGAAACAAAACTTAGAAAGGAAAATGTATAATGAAAGCATATGAAGTAAAACTAAAGTTGAACACAAGGAACGAGGATTGGAAACGATTTGCAACCGCAAAGGAAGCAGTCAAGTTTATGTTGGACGAGAGGCACACCGAAGGGTTCACGGTCTCTGGACGTACCTATGAAGAAAAGTTCGAAGAGTTAGAGTGGATTGAGAAAGGACGTATCGTAAATGTCTAAAGTGCAAATAGGTAAGACTTATAAAATATCTGTTCCGAAAGGTGGATATACTGAGTACGAAACGTATCAAAAAACTGGAGACCCTTACAATTTTCTGTACACAACTACTTCTTGGAGAGCAGTAGATGTATTTGTCACTATACAAAATAAAGATGAAGCAGAGTTATTGGAGTACTATATAAAGGAAGATACTACTGGAACATTCGAACTTGATAGTGATTTTGAATATATAGAATTTGAAGGTAGCGAAGGTGCATATGACAGTAGTGTTGAAAATGAAGATGGAGAAGAAGTCGAAGATAATCCTCTGTTTAATGATGGTTGGGAATTTATGGAATGCGAATCATACTATGAATGTCCTATAAAAATAAAAGAAGTGGAGCGTAATGATGTTTGAGTTTTTTCTAGGATTAATGATAGGTGGTTTTGGTACCGTACTGTTTGTCTTTATGACAAGTGTCGATATAGATTGTGGTGGGTATACATCTATGACACCCGAAGAGGAAGAAGATGAAAGGGAAATGTACCTACGAGGTGAAGATTAGTGGGAACTAAGGCAGGAAAAATTTGGGGAAACACTGAACTGATACACGCGAATGGTGTATTAGAGTTTCATCGTATTGAGTTCAAAAAGGGATATAAGTGTTCCGAGCATTTACATAAACATAAATGGAATGGTTTCTTTGTAGAAAAGGGAACTATGATTGTACGTGTATGGCAAGACGGAGAACAGGATGGTCTTGTTGATGAAACAATACTAACTGCAGGAGACTTCTGTCAGGTAAAACCTGGAAAGGTGCATCAGTTTGAAGGTGTCCAAGATGGCATTGCGTTTGAACTCTACTGGGCAGAGTTTGCTCACGATGACATTGAAAGAAGAACTATAGGGACTTCTATATAATCTCAAACTGAGTATAAGTAAATGAAGCAGAGAATGTTAAATAACCTCCATCTCCATTAGATTGGAATGTAATGCTCCCTAACGTAGTTGGAATACAATCGCGATAAATAACCTTAGAACTAGTATTGTTATGACTTGTTAATATAGAAAGAGTGATATCAGAATGTGTTGGTATTGCAGTCCTTCTTTGTTCCGGAGATACTGTACCGTCGTTGACAAGACGTTCTAACCATTTAAACATTTCTTTATATGATTCCATATTTTCGTCAACGAGAATAGAAAATTCGACACTACCAAAAGTCATTTTTCCACCACCTATAGGAACAGCACCTCTTGGTGTTTGAAAGGTTGCCAAGGATACTGAAGTTTGAGGGTGGACAACTTGTTGACAAAAGTATTCTAAGTTAGGATATCTTTTTCGGTCAATAGTAATACGGAACCCTGTAGGTTGTAAGTAGTTTATATTAGATGTAAGTTCAGCATCTTTTATTTGAGTTTTTAATGTTGTAGCGTTCTGTGGCATCTTAATTCCTATATCTGTACTTCTATTTATATATAATAAAGATACCAAAATAAATAATACTTGACTTTTTACACGAAATGATATATAATAAGGGTTATATGAGAAAGGCGCATTAATGATAAATTTAGAATCCATATTGGCAGAGTGGAAAGAGGACTCCCTTATAAAGGAGGGTCAACTTGACAAGAATAGTATGGACACTCCCAAGATGCATGCCAAGTATCTGGAGTATCTATCCCTAACCAAACTACGATTAAAGAAAGCAGAGTTTTCTCAGAAGTCTCTGTTGAAAGATAAGTGGTTATGGTATAATGGCAAGATGGACGAAGAGACTATGAAGTCAAAGAACTGGTCACCCGACCCTTTCAATGGACTCAAAGTATTGAAGGGTGACCTAGAAAAATACTACTACGATGCTGATACAGAAATACAAGAGAGTGAGATACGCATTCAGTATCTAAAAACTATTGTTGAAACCCTTGAGAGTATCATGAACAATCTCAACTGGAGACATACGACGATTGGTAACATCATCAAGATAAGACAACTTGAGGCAGGATACTAATGAGTGTAGAAGAAAAAGCAAAGGTATTCGCAGAAGAACGAGTTAACTTCCTTATAGATAATAACTACATTGATAAAAATCGAAAAGAAGAAGTATTCGAAGCGTTAAGATATAAGTTTATAGAAGAAGATGCCAGAGACAGAGAATACATTACCGAATACAATAACCGTAGGACTCAAGAATCATAGTATGATGTTGGTTGATGCGGAGGCGCATCAGATACCAGAACTCCGCGAATACTTTTCTTTCTTTGTACCCAACTATAGGTATGTCCCTGCCTACAAGAATAAAAAGTGGGACGGCAAAATCAAACTATTTAATCAAGTCACGCGCGAACTCAATGTGGGTTTGTATGAACACTTGCGTAAGTTTTGTAGTGACCGAATGTATCCCCTACGATTACAGGAGACCGACTACGGACATCCTGCTCAGAAAAATAAAGTAGACCATCAAACCCTTGTGAAGTTTCAAGAGAGTTTAGGTTTACCTTTCCCCCTACGCGATTATCAATACGAAGCAGTATCACATGGCATCGAGAAAAAACGCGCGATTTTATTATCCCCTACAGGTTCGGGTAAATCTTTTATTTGTTATAATCTAATACGATGGTACATGGATAACTATGGTGACAAACAGATATTGATTGTTGTTCCTACAACAAGTCTCGTCGAGCAACTCTATAAAGACTTTGATGAGTATGGATTTGATGTAGAAGAAAATGTGCATCGTATCTATAGTGGTAAGGATAAGAATACCGACAAACCTATTATCATATCAACTTGGCAATCTATCTACAAGTTCAGTCGAGAATGGTATGAAAACTTTGGATGCGTAGTGGGTGATGAGGTTCATCTCTTCAAGGCAAAGTCTCTTTCTGGTATTATGAATAAGTGTGTGAATGCTGAATATAGATTTGGTATGACAGGTACACTCGATGGAACCGCAACAAACAAACTTGTACTTGAAGGATTATTTGGTGTAACTAAAAGGGTGACGATGACACGAGACCTACAGGAGAAAGGTACACTTGCAAAATTAGATATCTCTATTTTACTTCTACGATATCATAACGACGTATGTCACTGGATGAAGGGTAAGACCTATCAAGAGGAAATAGAATATATTGTCACGAACGAGAAACGCAATAGATTGATTACTAATCTAGCAGCAGACCAGAAAGGAAACTCACTGGTATTATTTCAGTTCGTAGAAAAGCATGGTAAACCATTATTCGATATGATACGCGACAAGGTAGGCGACAGACCCGTATACTACGTCTCCGGAGAGGTAGATGCAAAAGACAGGGAACAGATACGTGGTATTGTTGAGAAGCAAAAGAATGCTATTATTGTAGCATCACTCGGTACATTCTCTACAGGTATCAACATAAGAAATCTACACAATATTATATTCGCATCTCCAAGTAAGTCTCAAGTGAAAGTGTTGCAATCTATTGGTAGGGCATTACGAATGAGTGATGATGGCAGCGTTGCTAAACTCTATGACATTGCAGATGACTTTCATGTGAAATCTCATAAGAACTTTACACTGAAACATAGTGGTGAAAGAATCAAGATATACACTAAAGAACAGTTCCCATATAAAATATTTAAATTAAACTTAAAGTAAGACTATATAGTTATATGAGTAAAGAATTATACGAAACAAAACAGTTTAAACTTACATCAGGGGACGAGGTCATTTG